GAGTTATATATAGACGATGAAGTTTCTATAAAAAGTGAAGACCCCCCTATATCTGGACGTATAGACTTTATAATTAAACACGACAAGTATAAAGAAGCCCTACTAGAACTTAAAACAATTAAAGATGAAGACTATAAAGAATTAAAAGAAGCTCCAAAACATGAACACATGATACAGTTACAGATATATCTTAACTTAACTGATAGAGATTACGGTGTGGTTATGTATGAAAATAAAAATGATCAAAACCTAAAAGCATTTAAAGTTGACAGAGATAAAAAAGTATGGGATGATATACTAAAACGATGTGAAAAAATAATGACAATGACTACAGAACCTGAAGATTGTACAGGAATGTGGTATTGTAAATGTAAAAACAGGAGGACATAATGGAAAAACGATGGAGTTATCAAGATGCAATTGCTTTTGCAAAGCAGGAACGTAAAGATCATCCTGTCCCATGGGTAGAAATAAATCAAAATGCTGATGAGACTTTAGATTTTGGTGAGGTTAATAGTGCTAGTAACAAAGAGTTAGAAGCGTATCTTGCGATCTATGGGGGTAATAAAGCCATCTTAGAACAAGTCGTAGCAAGCCATCAAATGAAATTAGGGGCAATGCAAGCACAGTTTGAAGAAGGGTACAACGTAGCGTTTGCTCAAGTAATGAAAGATGCTATTGGTAAAAAACCCACAAGAGATGAAGCACGCGGTATTATTATGAATACTAACAAAGGCTTAGCAGAGTTATTTAAAAAAATGACTGAGATGGAAGCTGCAAAAACTTATGAGGAAGGTAGACTAAGATTATATACGCAATGTTGGAATACCGTTTCTAGAATTGTGGCACTAAGGACTAAAGGAATTGACTAAAACTTAGTATAATAATAGTAGGAGGATACTTATATGATGGGAAAACTAAGACCACAAATATTTCTAGCAATTATAGTGTTAGGACTTTTGAGTGCGGTAGGGGTATATTTTGGATATACAGAGATAGCCACAGGATGTACAGGTGGAATTATAGCATTAGGTATGAAAGTATTAGAATCAGAATAAATAAAAGGAGAAATACATGACAAGTAAAGATATAGCAAAAGGAATAGTAAAGAGTTTACCAGTAGTAGGAGCACTTGCAGTTGGTGTAGGAGCAACTATAGCTGTATTTAAAAGAGATACACTAGAAGATAAAGTGTATGATAAGTTGACATCTAGACAAATTATAAAGGAAGACATACCTTTACAATAAACTTATGAAATACTTAGGTCTAGATACGTCTAGTAAGGCAATTCATATAGTTGAACTAGACGAAAACACACATTTAATAAACATTTATAAAGCTGAATGCAATACTAAAAAAGCATTCAAAGATAGATTTCCAGAGCTAATGGATAACTTTGCTAGAATTTTAGTAGAGGATATTGACATAGATACTGTAGATTATGCTGTAATTGAAGAACCTATATTCGCACAGAACAGAAATGTGGTGCGTACTTTATCAGAAGTAGTGGGAGCTGTTTGGGGGACACTATGTTTAAGTGATATCCCAACTACGTTAGTTGACAACGGCACTTGGAAAAAACAAATCTTAGGTAGTGGTAAATCTACAAAAGATGATATAATGAAATATGCAATAGAAAAGTGGGGAGATAACTTCCCTGAACAAGATTATGCTGATGCTGCGTGCATCGCATTATACTCAGTAAAGGAGAATAGAAATGGCAGCACCTAAAGGATATAGAAAGACTACGGGTCAAAAAAATAAAACATATTTTTATGACACCCCTGAACCAAAGGATAATAAAGTAGAAGATAAGTTGCCTAAAGGCATGACTGCTGAAGAATTTAAAGCAAAGTATGCTAAGGTTGTATGGTGTGATTATTACAAATGTATACATAATATACAAACTGAAGGAGCTAAACGAACTATAGCAACTTTATTAGAAAACCCTCAATACAAACCTCTTGGTCCAAAAGACGCAATGATAAGAGGTGTATGTAGTAGAGCAGAGATAGGCATTAAATTTAAAGAGATAAGCACGACAGGTGGCGTAAAGCACAAAGTCCCAGAGTGTTTTAATGCTGCTGGTAATAAAAACAAGGGTGGTATGGATTTTAGTAAATTGTTACAATCAGACGGAAGCCCCCACGGAGGAAGTATTGAATCAGGAAACGCTGATACTGGATGGTCCAATGCTGCATACATGTAATGCCTAAGAAGTTTCCAAAAGCTGTAAAAGACAGGGCTTTTAAATTATATTTAGCAGATGAGTATTCTGCTAAAGAGATAGCCCAACAAATTTCTGCAGAGCATAGAGTAGTTGTTAATGAACAAACTATATACGCTTGGGTTAGACAAGACGATTGGAAAACTAAAAAAGCAGAAACACAAGCTAAAGCCATGGAAAAAGTACAAGAGACTGAATCAAACAAACTTGCTAGAATGCAAGATGAACACCAAGCATTATATAAAGGGATAAGAGATAAAGCTGGTGTAGAATTAAATTCATTGGTTTTTGAAAGAGCTTTTGATGCGGTGAAAGCGTTAGACATAGGAATACAAGGTGAGAGACAGGTTGCTGAGGGATTGATAAATGTTCAGTTTATTCAAGATGTAGTTGGTATTTTAGTAGAAGAAATAGATGATCCTGAATTAATTAAAAAAATAGCGGCTAAATTAAAAGTCTTAATGGCATCAAAAGATAATGAGTGACGAACTGACAACATATGAAAAAGCATTTGAACTACTTGCAGAGAAACTAGAAAAAAGTAATAAGTATGCTGTAGGTAGTTTTTGGGAGTTTACTAGAGATATATGGTCTCAAGGTTTTGAACACCCAGAATATTTTCAAGCATGGCATGTAGGCAAACTTACAGAAGAAGTAGAAAAATGTATTGAAGATGGTCTTAACTATCTAGCAATTTTACCGAGAGCACATTTTAAATCTACTATTCTTGGGCATGCTTTTAGTATTTGGAGAAGTTTAAAAATACAAGGTAGTGCTAATATTTTATATTTATCTTATAGTGATACGATGGCTAAATACCACATATCTGAAATAAACAAAGAGGTCAATCGTAACCCGATATTAAAAGAAATGATGACCAACAAAGCTCCAAAAGCTGACTTTACGTTTAGATATGATACAGGTAATGGTGGTAGTGCAGAAATACTGCATGGCGGATTGTTTTCTTTCAAAAGGGGTATGCACGTTAACGGGGCGTTGATTGCTGATGACATATTGAAAGATCCAGAAAGTCCGTTAGCATTAGGGCAAATGAACAAGATTGAGGATCATTTTTTAACAGAGTCTTTATTCATACCTAATCAAGGTGTCCCTGTTGTTATAGTGGGTACGCCAATGATGCCGGGAGATTTACTTACGGTGTTAGAAAAAGATGATAGATTTGTGACGAGGAAGATGCCAGCACTAGACCCTGAACCGGGCAGAAGAGTATTAATGCCAGAGTTATATAGTGAGGAATGGTTACTAGAACAACAGAAAGCTAAACCTAAATCATTTGCATCAGAGTTTTTATTACAGCCACACTTTAATACAGAAGCATACTTTGATTCTGAAGATATTGAAAAGTGTGAAGACGCAACTTTAAGGTCTTTACCTACAACTGTACAACATACCTTTGCAGATGATGAAGATATATTTGCAGGATTTGACGTGGGTAAAAAAAGACACCCATCTCATTTAGTTGTATTTAGAAGAAAAGGTGAACGTGTAGAACAGATACATCAGTCTTGGTTAGATGGTTGGGATTATTCAGAACAAATAGAATATTTAAATGAAGCCGCAAGAAACTTCGGGCTTACAAAAGGTTATATAGATAATACGAGAGGAGAGTTAGAAGATAGGGGATTAGATAGAACATGGTATCCTTTATCTTTTAGTTTAAAGTCTAAAAACAATATGGCACATATATTTGAACAGTATGTGCATTCAGGTAATTTATTTTTACTTAGAGATACTAGACAACGACAACAGATACTATCAGTTAACAATGAATTAAAAGCTCCAGAGACTCCAATGGGTCATGGAGACGCTTTCTTTTCTATAGCAATGGCACTACAAGCGGCGTATGAAACAGGGATATATAACATGCAAACTGTAGGTGATCTCCAAGACTTTGTACATGATGTAGATCCTTCATTAAAATATTCAAATTTAGATAAAAATAAGCCAGAAAAGTTAATCGATTTCGACAAAAAGGTGTATAATGATAATAGCAAAAACTTAGAAGCACCCAATCCAAATTGTACAGAGGACTTCTGTGGTCCCTCATTATGGGTGCCGGCTAGGGGTTTGTGCCTTTATTGTAATTATAAAAAATCATAGTAACCATAGGAGGTTCATTTTGGTCAC